GCTTCGTTTTCTTTTGTATAGTTTGCTAATGCAGATACATCAAATCCCATTTTATTTTATTTTTATTTGTTTAATAAAGCGTTTCTATATTTTTCAATTCTATCGTACTTCATATCTTTTGTAGTTACGTTAGAACCAAATGTTTGTTTCGGTTGCGCAATAGGTTCAGCGTTAGGTGTCTTAGTAAGTGCTTCTATAAGTTCAGCTACTTGACTAAAGCCATTCTTAACTTTTGCCTCTAATTGTGCTACTTGTGTTTTTAGATTTTCGTTTTCAGAAACTAAAGCAGCGATTTCGTCTGCCATTTTTTCATCCATCTTTTTACCCATTTCAGCAGGAGTTTCGTCAGCGATTTCAGCTTCTACTTCTGGAGTTTCGATAGAAATAATCTTAGCGTTTTCGTCTAACTCGATTTGAGTTCCGTCTGCTAATTGGTGTTCGCCAGTTGGAGCAGGTGTTCCGTCAGCTAAAGTAACTACACCGCCAATAGCTAATTCGCTAATCATAACCTTTGTTCCATCCATAAGGCTATATTCTGCGAATGTAACAGGTACTTCTTCGATAGGTGCAGGAGCAGGAGCAGGTGCTTCTACTTGTGGCATATCTTCGAATAAAGCCCTAATTTGCATAATTGCATCTTTTGCGTTCATCATTCTTTTTGTTTAAATATTAATAAAAGATTTTGTTTATCATTTAACCCGTTGCAATATTTCCTTGATTGCATTCATAAGTTCTTGTTCTTTGCTTGGCTTTGTCTTGTAGGTAAACAACCCCTCTACGCTAAAGCCTTTAAATTTACCCTCTTTAACATCGTTCCACACGCCTTCGTTGTCTACTTTGAACGAACCAAACCAAGACCCGTCGGGTGCATCTTCAAAACCCTTCATTGGTAAGATACCACGACTTGCATCGGTAATAAAGCTTTCGAACATAGTAACCCCTTCTACTTGTTGGTCAGGGGAGTGCATTAAGTTTACGTTTGATTGGTAGCCTCTTTTGAAAAACTTTTGCGCAATCTTAAAAATAGTATCTTTAGAAAAGACCACATAATAATCGCCGTAAGTAGCATCACTGCGAAAGATAGGTACATCAGCAAGCATAAGAGGTCCAGAAATAATACGCTTATCTTCGCTAACCACTTCAAAGCGTTGTTGGTTTTTAAAGGCATTCCAATTCTTTTGAATAGCAGGTCTGTCTACGAGTGCCACATAATCCACCTCGGCATCGTCGTTCATATCCTCGCTAATATCTAATAAATAAACAGGTAAGTCCATATTCGTAAATATTAAGTGTTTTAAATTGTTATCATTTAACCAAACCTTGCCCTTTGCTTGATAGCTGAAATACGTTGTTGGTTACTTGTTACATCGTTCTCTACTACATAAGCCCTTACGGCTTGATTTCCTATTGCGTTAATAGTTTGATTGTCTAAGGTTGTTGTTTGTGCTTGTGGTTGTGGTGGTGCAACAGGTGCAGAAGCATTTAAGCTTGGGGTACTTCCACTACTTCCACCAGGAACTCCTGGCAATGGCGTACTAATAATCTTCTTTACGCTTAGTAAACCTTGTGCGATTGTACTACCTGCTGCCACAAAGTTAAAAGGAAATGGCACATCTTTTAAGGCTCTTGTCGCACCCGTGTAGGTATTCATTACGGCTTGTGCAATACTAAGTGCTTTACCTGCTGCCGATTCTTTACCTACTATCTCAATGGCAGTGTTAATCCCCGTATTGAGTATTGCTAACTTTTGGTCTTGTACCGCCCTTTCTATTGCAATTCTACCCGTTGCGGTTTGCTTATCAAAGGCTTCTAATTCGGCAGCCGTTGCCTTCCTTGCTACCATTTCCTTCCTTTCTAACTCCCTTCTTTTATCATATAAGTCGAATTGGTCTTGGAATGTTGCCTCTCCTAAAGCCTTATTTAAATCATAGTCCGCTTGTGCTAATGCAATAGTATCTGCTCTAAACTTAGATTCTTTATCTAATTTAGCTTGTAAAATAGCAGCATCTAATGCAACAATTTGGTTGTTTATTTCGGCTTTCTTCTCTGCAAAAGCTATCTCTGCATCTGCTCTTGCTTGTGTACCTGCTTTAGTATTGTTAATGTTATCTTGTAGCCTTTTTAATTCTAATGCAGCTTCTTCTTCGGCTATTTGCTTTTTAGTTGTTTGCTTTAATACTTCGTCTTTAATTAAGTCGGCATTAACTTTTCTTTGGTCAAGTGCTATCTTGTTTGCACTTGCTGCAAGTGAAGCATCTATTGCTATTTTTTCTTTTGTTAATGCAACGGCATTGGCTAATTGCTCCGACCTTAAACCTGCTACTTGTGCTTCTACCGCAGCTACTCCGTTTTGTGCATTAATTAATGCAGCTTGTAATTGTGTATTAGATTTGTTTTGCGCTAAGTCGGCAGCAGCAGATGCAACCTTTGCTTGTGCAAGTTGTTTTTGTGCTTTCTCTTGTTCGTTTAAAACCTCTGATAATTTATTATTGGCTGCAATCCTTTCGTCTACGCTTTTAAATTCGTCATCTCTAATTTGTCTTAACTGCTCGGCTTGTCTATCGTACTTTTCTACAAGACCTGCTAATTGAGCTTCTGCAATAACTGCGTTATTTCTTAATGCAATAGTAGCTTTAGATTGCTCATATACCGCAGCTACATTAATTTTAGATGCTTTTTCTACTACACCACTAATAACAGAACCTACCGATTTTGCTGCTTCGCCAAAGTTGTTAAATATATCCTTACCTGCTTCTACCGCATTCTTGCCTGTGTCCTTTAAACTGTCCTTTGTCTTGTTAATGTTTTCGGTAAGTTCCTTAATAACCTTTTGGTCTTTGTCTCCTAATGGCGACTTCTCCCAAGCAAGTTGTATCTCATTAATAACTAATTTAAGTCCGTCAAATGCTAACTTTAAAGGAGTAACGGCAAGTGTAAATACTCCACTTAATACTTTACCAAGTGCAGAAAAGCCATTTGTACTCTTACCTACCTTATCGGTTACATCAATAAAGATGTCTACAAGTGTAGAAACTATTGTAGATATAGTATCAAATACCGCAGCTACACTATCAGCTACTTTTTGATTTTTGCTTAATGCTTCTTTAAAGAAATTAAAAGCGCCTGCAATAACAGTAACTACACCTAATGACTTAATGGTATTACCTAAAGTTGAAAAAGCACCTTGCCCTTGTTTAGCCGACTTGGTAGCCTCTTCTGTTTTGTCAGTAAGTTTATTTATATTCTTTTCCCCGTCTTTAGTATTTACGTTTATTTCGAGGTTAAATTTTTGAGTTTCTGCCATTAGTATTTTGTTTCTATTACTTTAAGAAATGATAGTTTAGTAGTGTTGTATTCCATTGGGTTGTAATTCTCAACTTTGTTAAGCCTAAATAATACCCCGTCTATAAATACATACTTACTAAAATCTAAATTGAAAATGTCTATTATATCTAATAAACCATAGCAGGTTAATAGCTTACTATCCTTACTTGTTATCTCTGCAAGGTAAGGACTATGATAAGCATTAAATACGTTTACTTCTGGGTATCTATTAGGACTAAATTGTATCTCTTTAGGTGCGCCAAAGTTTAAATCGTTTTGTGGGTTAATAGGGTCATCTAAATGCCCTGCATAACCATACGAAGTATAATTACCTAAGTTAGAATTTACATCTTTTATATGCCAAGTGCTTACTCCTGTTATTTTCTTTGTTTGCATTATACGAATAATGCTATCCATTCTATCTTCTGCGTTATTACTATTTGACTTTTTATAGATAGCAGGGAATACTTTATCTTCTCCTGTTGCTTGATAAAGTACAGATGCAGCAAATATAACTTCTAATGTGTCGGTTTCTTTTACAAAGTCAAACTCGGTATCGTAAATAAAATCTCCATAACCTTCCGTGTACTTCTTGCGATAGTTTTCGGAATAGAAGTCATTATCTTGTTTGAACTTATAGTTATAGTAACGAGCATTAACCTCACTCATTGGCTTTATGCTTAAAGGCTTAGCTCTATCTATTTTGTTAGTCCAATCCAAAGCTTCATCTGACTTTTCAGGATAAAAATCCACATACGGACTAATAACCAGTTCCTTGTCATTAAACTTATTCTCATAAACGTAAAGATTAAACATTTTAACAATGCTTAAAAAGAAATCACTTTGAAATATACCTTTAGGGATAGTTTCATTTATCTTAATTGTTTCTCCTAAGTTTACTTGCACTTGTGTAGGTGTGCTTGTAGTTACAACTAATTCTCCTAATGTAATGTCAAGTATAATTCCGTTACCTAATATTTGAACCTGCATTGTATTGGTATTAGCAAACGTTATATTATTAACTGTAAAATTGCAGTTCATAAACGTACTAACACTTGCATCAAAGTCCTGTCTGCCTATTTCTGTTCCGTTCTTTTTAAGTATAACAGAATAGTTTGGCAAACTTGGGTTAAAAAATGTTACGTTACCCCTTAATAAAATATTTATATCTGTTGTAATATTTACACCACTTGTGTATGTAAACAACTGACCTAAACCGTCAAGTGTAAAGCTACCTGCCGTAATTAAAGTATATTCTACAATATCACTTAAATTAGTGTTTATAGTTATTAACTTAGCTGCTGCACTAAGGCTTGTATTATTTAAAGCCGTAATTTTTGTTTGGTTGTTAGGAATGATTAACCTATTGAATAAAGCCGTATTAAAAAATGGGCAACTAAAAGTATAATCTGTTCCTGCAAATATCTTTTGTAAATATTCCTTAACATACAAAGCAGGTCTAAAAGTTGTGTATTGGAAATCCTTTTTAGCCACCCCGTGACCACCTGCGCCACCTGAACCATTGCCCGTACTAACATCTCCGTAATCAATAAGCGGATAGTAATAACCTGAACCGCCTGCGTTATCCCAACTTGAACTAATATTAGCTACGCTATAAGTATGGTTGTAAGCACTAAAATCTAAATCTTCCAAACGCTTATTTCCTAACTGATTAATAAAACCACCTAACTCCCCTACAACACAACATTGGTACTCGATTGTCTCTTTGTCTATTACTATTTCCAATATTCGTAAAGTGCCTTTAAATATCTGCACTTTTTCAATAAAGATTTTACAGTTAGCTTGTTTGGTTACGTTGTAATTATAGCCTACGTTTGGTAGGTCATTATCCGTAAAGTTTGCGTTGTTAAGTTCGAAGATGTAACCAAAGATTGCGTTGTTAAGACCCGTTCCTGGTATGCTTATTGTTTTACTGAAAGCAGTATTGCGACTGCCAAATTCACTTACATCGTCAATTGCATAAGTAAACTCGGTAGATATATCTTCCAATAGATCAATCCTTCTATCCTCTATATAAATTTCTGTACTTATCATTATCTGAATTGGCTTGTTAAGTATCTTCCTACTTCTATTTCAATCTCAAAGTTAAATAGTTTATCTGCGCTTTCTAACTTATACTCGTAGTTTGTTTGGCTTATGGTAATAGGGAAATAAGCACCAAGAACCTCCATATATACAATAGGACTTGATACAAGCTGAGCCAACCAAGCATAATCCTGCTCAGTAACCCAATCAGAAGTAAGCCTATATTTATCCTTATGTTGAATAGCGTAGTTGAAAGTTGTTTCGTTAAATTTGTTATATCCATCTGAGTTTTTCATTTGACCACCTACAAGCTGCCAATCATTGCGCCTGTATGATGTTCTTTCGTATTCGCTTGACCTTTTATTAACTAAGGTAAAGCTCTTTGTTTCCCAACCGCCTAATCTATTTAGGAACTGCAAGTTATATTGTTGGAACTTAGGATAGCACTTTTGTCTTAGTTTGATAACCCTTGATTGAGTAGCACCAAGCTTTAAGTAAAAGTTATATCCGTAAGTGTTTGCGTTAATAATAGTAGAACCTGCAAAAGTATTTATGTGCGATGCCTCTAAGTTAAATAAGTTGAATTGACCGCTTAAAGTAATGTTGCCAGATACAGTGCTTGTTATGGCTTCGCTTTCGTTTACTACTTCTACAAAGGCTGAGTATGTACCTGCAGTAATTTTAAGGTAAGAAGCGTAAAAGTTATCTCCGTATTCGATAGCTATGTTGTCTAAATCTCTCTCGGTTAAAAAGTTATCTTTAAAGTTTTCTAATTGTAAACTGCTATAATAGGTAGCTAAATCCAAATAGGTTTGGCTTTCCATAAAGAATACATCGGCAAACAATGGTGGCACAAAATTGTAAGCTGAGTAACTGCCAGATGCTAAATTAGTAGTAGTTACACCGCTAACCTCTTCGCCTATCCTTACTTGGTAATCTACTTTGATTTTATCGTTTGAAGCTACAAGTATTGAGTTTCCTGAAGGCTCAAAGTAATTAGTTACAGAACTTCTTACTATTGGTGCTGCATCAAATACCCCATAGCTACCCTCTGCACTTGGGGCAGGGAATACTTTAGACCTAATTACTTGGCTTCCGTTTATATAAACATCATAAACAAACTTAAAGTTTGTATTTCCGCTATTGGTAGAACTTGAAACAAACCAAAGGTTTTCGTGCATAGACGAATATGGTGCAGGGCTACTTGTTATTGTAATTGCCATTATTTGTTATCTTTTATTTCTTTTGATATTTTAGCAGATGCCTTAACTGCAAAGTCGCCTAATAAGGCATAGGCTACATCTTGCGTAAATTTATTATTGAATACCTGTGCAATAGCATTGTCAAAGTATTTAGTTTGCTCAATACCCTTCTTTTTAATAGAAGAAGATATTGCATAGGCTAACCTTTTCTTATTGGTAGCATCGCTTACTACCTTTTTTAATGATTGTCTTTTGGTTTCTGTCTTGTCTATTTCCCCTTTTTTGTTAGTAGATACGCTATCAGTCCTAACGCTTTTCCTTGCCTTGTTAAGCCAAGTAAATATATTAGCTGCCATTTTCCTATTTGGATAAGGACTTTTAAAAGAGTAGGGAGTATTACTTGGACTTCCGCTATCGTAACCTTTAACCCCTTG